AAAAGGAGCGACGGCGCAAGCTTCGGTTCATTCAAACAATGTACCCTGAAGAAGGGCCACTTTCCCGTCATAATTACCCCAAACATATGGCATTTTTTGAATCAGGAACGAGATACCGTGAGCGGGCGGCGATGGGGGCGAACAGAAGTGGAAAAACGCTTGGTTGCACTGGTTATGAACTTTCTTTGCATCTTACCGGGGAGTATCCTGCATGGTGGATAGGACGTAGATTCGACAGGCCGATAAGGGCGTGGGCAGCAGGTCATACTGCCGAGACAACCAGGGATACCCTTCAACGCAAGCTCATGGGGCCGATCAACGCCATAGGCACAGGTCTTATCCTCGGCGAGAGAATAACGGACTACAAGAGAGCTTCAGGTGGTGTCCCTGACTGTATTGAAACTGTTTACGTCAAGAATACATCAGGGGGGATATCAACCCTTGGTTTCAAGGCGTACAAGGACGGAAGAAAGGCTTTTGAAGGTGATGAACTCGATGTTGTCTGCCTCGATGAAGAACCGCCCGTAGACATCTACTCCGAGTGCGTTATCCGTACCATGACCACAAACGGAATGGTTATCTTCGGATTTACCCCCCTTGAAGGTCTTTCTGATACGGTTCTTCGCTTCCTCCCTGGCGGCAAAGTGCCCGATGAACAGAGCCAGTCAAGCAGATTTATTGTCAATATTACATGGGAAGATGCACCACACTTGACGGAGAAAGACAAAAGGGAAATACTCGATGCTTGCCTTCCTCATGAGCGTGACGCCAGATCGAAGGGCATCCCTGCGATTGGGTCAGGAAGAGTCTACCCTTTGCCGGAAGAAGATTTACTTGTTGCTGATTTTCCTATTCCTGATTATTTTTTTAGAGCCGGGGCTTTCGATCCAGGATGGAATAATACCGCTGCCGTGTGGGGCGCATACGACGGGGATAATGATATCTGGTATCTCTATTCTGAATACAAGAGGCAGCAAGCGGAACCTGTCGTACATGCTTCGTCTATTCTGTCCCGTGGGGATTGGATACCTTTTGTCGGAGACCCGGCGTCAAGGGCATCAAGCCAGAAAGATGGAGAGAAACTTATCGATGAGTATAACCGATTAAAGCTTAAACTTTCTATCGCCGACAATGCGGTCGAAGCGGGGATACTTGATGTTTATACCAGAATGACCACCGGAAGGTTGAAGATATTCAAATCTCTTTCCATGCTTCTGGAAGAATTTAGAATCTATCGAAGAGATAAAAATGGCAAGATTGTCAAGGATCGAGATCATCTGATGGACTGCATTAGATATCTTATCAGGTCGGGCCGTCAGGTCGCCAAGCAGGTTCCTACGGATATTCGCGTTGAAAGGATTCTGAGACAGAGGGAAAAAGACAGCGACGGGTCTTACAACCCCTTGACTTATGGGCTTGACATGAAGGTGGCATGATGGTAACAATTCGGCGAGCAATGGAAGAAGACTCTAAATTTATCAGAAGTGTCTATCTCAATGAATCTATATTGCCTCACATTATTGATGATTGGAGTATCGATCCATTGAAAATAGATTTTTCAACCATGTTGAGTTTTCCTCAAATTTATTTTCTCATTCCTGAAAAGGACAAAATACCTGTAGGAGTATTTTTGCTTCATCCATGGAACTCTATAACATATGAACTCCACACTGCTATTCTTCCTGAATATCGAGGAGAGGTAGCGGTAGAGTCCTGTAATCTGATGGGAAAGTATATGTTTATAGAAACTCCCTGTCAGAAGATTTTAACGCATGTTCCCACTACCAATGCCCCTGCCAGGGCACTTGCCGTAAAGTGTAAGATGGTTATGGAAGGAATTAATAGAAAATCGTTCCTTTCCGGCGGGGTACTTTACGATCAGTACATTTTTGGATCGTGTAAAGAGGATGTAAAATAATGCCGGCTTTCGCCGCTATAGGTGTATGGATGGGAGCAAGTGCGGCAACTGCTACCGCTGTAGGAGTTTCAACAGTTGCCGCAGCGGCAACAGTTGCCGCCGCAGGTGTAAGCATATATGAAGAGCTAAACCAAGGGTCTTCCGGGTCATCGTCACCTACCACAAGCACAAGCGCTTCTTCTCAAGACACTACTTCAGAAGCAGCAGCCCAAGCTCAGGCAACCGCTATGGCTAGTAGAAGGGGCAGGGCTTCAACTATACTCACCGGGTCTCAAGGAATTTTGACACAGCCTACAACGCAGAAAGCAACGTTGGGTTCATGATGACAGAAGAAAGAACGGATCAACAGAAGGCTGAAGACGTAAACAAATATCTGAATATTCTTCAGCAAATCCGTTTGCCCTGGGAAGATCAGGTTGACAACATCCTTAGATTTGTCAACCATTCTCGAAGACTTATTTCCGATAACTGGTCAAATATGCCTAACCAACAGTATACTAAGGGACGCAGAACGGGGATGGAAGTTTTCAGCGATGCTGCTATTCTGGCCCGTAATGTTCTTGTAGACGGCATGGCGGGGTCTTATTGCCCTCGAAATACTCCTTGGTACAAGTATCAACTGCCGGGCAAGCTCAACTTTCCTCGCACCTCCTTGATGCGTGGATGGACGGGAAAGCGCATGGACGAGTATCCCCAAATCAAGAAATGGCTTCAAGATACTTCGGAAGCTACTTTTTCAGCTTACAGCTTCAGCAATTTCTATGATGTCATAACGGAATTTGTAAGTGATGCCGTTGGTCCAGGAACTTCCCATATATTTGCAGAGGAAGAAGTAGGAAAGGGGAGAATCGTTTTCACGGTTCCTCACTACCGAGAGTGCTATATCGCAGAGAACCAATATGGGAAAGTTGATACGATCTATCGAGTTTATAACCTGACGCTTAGGCAGCTTGCCGATAAGTTCGGAACAGAGAAAATGGAGGAGATAGACAAGGATTTCAAAAAAGAATACGAGAATAATTTTCATACCGAGAAGCAAATCATACACGCAATTTTCCCCCGGAGCGACTATAAACCGTGGAGGATCGACGGCAAGGGGAAACCAATAGCCTCTTTGTGGGTGTATTGCCAGCCTTTGGCCCTCATTGAAGAGAACGGTTATGATTGGATGCCGAGTACGACATGGAGATGGCGGAAGAATAGCGATGAATGGTACGGCCGTTCTCCTTCGTGGGATGCCTGGACAAGCATCGCCAGATCGAATCAGGAGGCCCGATCAAATATGATTGCCGCGCAAAAGATGGTAGAACCTCCCATGGTAGCCCCTGCCGATTTAAGAAGTCAAGTACAACGAGGTCCTAACGGCATGACCTATATTGACAACTTTGGAGGAGACATTAGGACGAGAGCGCCTTTTCCTCTCAACCTTAATATGAATCTTCCCTACTCTGTTGATGCAGAGAACAGAACAAAGCAAACCATTAACGAACATTTCCATACACCTTTTTTCCAGATGCTCCTTCAGATGGCAATGAACAAGGTTACCGCAAGTCCTACGCAAGTTATTGAAATGATGGGGGAACAAGCTGCGGTACTTGGTACGAGAATGGGTAATTTTGAGGGAGAGGGATTGAACCCCATACAAGATCGGGTGTTTGAAATAGAGTCTCGCGCCGGGAGAGTTCCCCCCGCTCCTCAAATTCTTCTTGATTCTGGTGGTAGTAAAGTGCCACAAATAATGTACATGAATGCCTTATCACAAGCACAAGTAAGGCTTTCCAAGGTGAGGACAATCCAGTCGGGAGTTCAGATGGCGGGACAGATGGCGGGCATTATAGGCCCAATGGCTCTTGATAAAATTGATGTTGACGAAGTCATGGAAGAGATTTTTGATGCTTCAGGTTTTCCTGAAAGCTGTTTGAGAGATGAAAAGCAAGTGGCTCAGATACGGCAGATACGAAACAAACAGGCAGAGGAGCAACGTAAGCTTGAAGCTATGAAAGTTATTCCCAAGGCAATGGCGGCGGCGGGAAAAACAGCCGAGGAAGGCAGCCCTATGAAAGCTTTAATGGGTGGAGGGGAAGACCAGGGAGAAGCGGCTAATGGTTGACGATCAGAACGAACCTACGATAGAAGAAAAATACCGGGCGCTATTTAACCATGGCTTTGGTACAGAAATTCTGGCCGACATTCTTATGAATTGCCATTTTGGCATAACTCTCGATCCTGACAACAAGGCACAAATTGCCGAATACAATGTTGGCATAGCAATAGCGGCTAAGGCAGGATTTTTGGAAGAGGTTGATTCATTGTTGGGGTTGCCCCGGAAAGGGGCATAGGGACCTAAAGGAGGGTTCATACAATGGCTCTTGAATGGGTAAGAAAAGGAAGCGATCTTTTGTTCCAGGATACGGTCCTTGCAGGGAAAGGCCAATTTTTGATAGGTTCTTTTTCGAGCGCGACGGCCGGAGTGGGGTTAAAACTATCATCCAATAGGACTACCGTGTTTCGGGTATGCACGGATG